AGCAGAATACTTATTTCCTGCAATGCAGGCTGGTGATATTACAACAGGATTATTTATTGGTGCAGGATCAGTAGGTAACTTAAAAGATTGTGAACCGCTAAAAGCTATGACCTTGCATCCAGAAGACAATTCTATATATCCAGTAGATACAGATCTTATAGATGATAAAGGTACTACAGGTAAATCCGGATTATTTATTCCTGAGCAGTGGGGTATGCCACCATATATTGATAACTATGGTAACTCTCTAGTAGAACAAGCATTACTTGCACTGGAAGAGAAATTTGCTGACTGGAAGAAAAAATTACGTCCTGAACTTTATCAATTAAGGATATCTCAGCACCCTAGAAACATAAAAGAAGCTTTTGATTACAGAGAAGAATCTAAATTCCCTCTTACGTTAGTAGGTGACCAAAAGAAAAAAATAGAAGATAAAGAGTATCCTTATGAGCTTATTGATTTATCAGAGAACTTACAGGGAGAGCTTATAGTTAAGAAAACAAACAAAGCACCTATCAGCACATTTCCTATAAAACTCAATGAAGAAGATAAAACAGGTACAATTGTAGTATGGGAGAGACCAGAACCTAAAGCACCATTTGGTATGTATTTAGCTTCTATTGACCCCGTAGGTGAAGGTAAAACAACTACTTCTGAATCACTCTGTTCTATTTATGTTTATAAAACAGGTACTGAAGTAAAACGTTATACACAAGATACAGTAGAGAATTTTATTGAGGGTGATAAAATTGTAGCAGCATGGTGTGGTAGATTTGATGACATCAATGATACTCATAAAAGATTAAGATTAATCATAGAGTGGTATAACGCATGGACACTTGTAGAAAACAACATATCTTTGTTTATTCAATACATGATTAAAGAACGTAAGCAAAAATACCTTGTACCTAAGAATCAGATGTTATTCTTAAAAGAAGCACAATCTAATAAATCTGTATATGCAGAGTACGGATGGAAAAACACTGGTACAATATTTAAAGCTCACTTACTTAATTATCTTATTGAGTCACTGAAAGAAGTTGTAGATGAAGATATTAATGAGGACGGAGAAATTACTAAAAAACATTATGGTATAAGAAGGATACCTGATAAAATGGCATTAGTAGAGATGGAAGCATACCGTGACGGAGTCAACGTGGATAGACTTGTGTCACTTGCAGCTCTGATTGCGTTTGTAAAAATCAGAGAATCAAACTCTGTACGTCCTGTCAAGATTGAAAATGAAATAGAAGGGAACTTGGAAAATTCAGGAAATTTATATAAATTAAATAGTAGTCCCTTTAGAAATATAGGTAAGAAAAAAGGTTATTCAAAAGGTGCAAAAAGAACACCGTTTAAACGTATACGTTGATGAAAATATATAATGCATTAGATTTAAAAAAAGGTGCTAAAGCTGAACATAACAGGTTATGGTCTGTGTCTCAGCCTTTACAATTTTTGTCTAAAAAAGAAAAAGATGATCAGTGGGCAGCATGGAACCTAGACTGGCTAGAGTGGAACGGTATTAAGCAAATACGCAGAAATGCTAGAAAGCTTATGAAGAACTATAAGCTAGCTGAAGGTATTATTGACAAGACTGATTACATTGTTGAAGAAGACAATGAAATGAAGGATATAGTACAGCAATTAGCTTCTGATGATGAAAATGATGCATTAGAATTAAAATTTTATCCTATTATTCCTAATGTGATCAACACTCTTGTAGCAGAGTTTGCAAAAAGAAACACAAGAGTAAGCTTTAGAGCAGTTGATGAATATACACACAATGAAATATTAGAACGTAAGAGAAGTGAGATTGAAGACGTGCTTGTTCAATATGCAGAAGCAAAACTTGTAAACAAGATGATTCAGATGGGAGCTGATCCTAATGATCCTGAATTTGCACAAGCATTACAAGAACAGACACAACCTGACGCTTTAAAACAATTACCTGAGATACAAGATTTCTATGCAAAGGATTATGAAGTTATTGCTGAAAAGTGGGCTTCAAAACAGTATGTTATAGATGAAGAAAGGTTTAAAATGGATGAGCTTGAAGAAAGAGCTTTCCGTGATAAACTTACAGCAGATAGAGAATTCTGGCATTTTAAAATGTTAGAAGATGACTATGATGTAGAACTATGGAATCCTGTACTTACATTTTACCATAAATCACCTGATGCAAGATATATTTCTGAAGGAAACTGGGTAGGTAAAATTGAAATGATGACAGCGGCTGATGTTATTGACAAGTACGGATGGTTGATGAATGAAGATCAGTTAACGTCATTACAACAACATTATCCTATTGGTGCTGCAGGTTATCCTATTGCAGGTTATCAAAATGACGGAACTTTCTATGATGCTACAAAATCATATGAATGGAATACAGGATCACCATCATTAGAATATAGACAGCTTACCTCAATGAGAGATAATTTTGTGTACAATGGTGATGATATCATAGAATGGGTATTAGGAGAATCAGAAGATTATTTATCTGATGGAGCACCTAATATGTTACGTGTTACTACAGCATATTGGAAGTCTCAAATAAAAATAGGACACCTTACTAAAATTGACGATGCGGGTAGAGTTCATACAGATATTGTTACAGAAGACTATGATGTAACAGATGAGCCTATTTACAATACAACAATGATTAAAAACAAAACTAGACAAAATCTAGTGTTTGGTGAGCATATTGAGTGGGTGTGGATCAATAATACATGGGGAGGTGTTAAAATAGGTCCTAATGCACCCACTTTTTTAGGTATAGAAAATTCAGGAGGTATAAACCCTATTTATTTAGGTATTAATCAGAATAATATTAAACCTCTTAAATTTCAGTTTAAAGGTGAGAGTACCCTCTACGGTTGTAAACTCCCTGTAGAAGGAAGAGTATTCTCTGATAGAAACACAAGATCACATTCACTTGTTGATGCAATGAAACCTTTTCAAATAGGTTACAACATTGTAAATAACCAGATATCAGATATACTTATTGATGAAATAGGTACTGTTATCATGTTAGATCAGAATACACTACCTAAGCATTCATTAGGTGAAGACTGGGGTAAAGGTAACTTAGCTAAAGCATATGTAGCAATGAAAGATTTCAGTATGCTACCTTTAGATACTTCTATTACAAATACAGAAAACGCATTAAACTTCCAGCATTTTCAACAGCTTGATTTATCACAAACAAACAGGTTGATGTCTAGAATTCAGTTAGCACAATACTTTAAGCAACAAGCATATGAGCAAGTAGGTGTATCTGCACCAAGAATGGCACAACAGTTAGGAGCTAATGTAACAGCTACTGAAGTAGAACAAGTTCAAGCAGGTTCATTTGCACAAACAGAAATGCATTTTGTTGAGCACTGTGATCATTTGATGCCTAGAGTACATTCTATGAGAACAGACTTAGCACAATGGTATCATTCTACAAAACCTTCTGTAAGGTTACAGCACATGACTTCATTAGATGAAAGAGTAAACTTTGAAATCAATGGTGAAGATTTAATGCTTAGAGACATCAATGTGTTCTGTTCTACTAAAGCAAATCATAGACAAATGTTAGAAAGAATGCAGCAGTTAGCTATTCAAAACAATACTACTGGTGCTTCTATATATGATTTAGGTAAAGTAATGCAGGCTGACTCAATGGGTGCTTTAGAAAGTACATTAAAGACTGTTGAAGAAAAAGCTCAAAGACAAGCTCAAGAGCAACGCGCTCATGAGCAGAAAATGGCTGAAATGCAAATGCAACAAGCTGAAAAAGAAAAAGCTATGGAGCTTGATGCTGAAGCTAGAGAGAATGAGAAAGATAGACGTAAAGATTTACTTGTTGCTGAAATTAGAGCTGCGGGTTACGGATCTATGCAAGATATAAATCAGAATATGCAATCAGATTTCCAAGATGCTTTACAAAACTTGAAGAAAACAGAGCAATATAAAGAGACTGCTTCTGTACAACAACAAAAAGCTTCAGATAGTAAAGCTCAACATATGGACAAGATGAATCTTAAGCGTGAAGAGATGAATATGAAGCGTGAAATGAAACAAAAAGATTTAGAAATTGCAAGAGAAAATAAAAATCAATATGATGTGAAAAGTAAAAATGATAAAAAGAAATAATAGCTTTAGCCATATACTAGAAAATTATTTTTTATTTAGTCATTTTTTTTAAATCTATTATATTTATTTTTAATAATATTGTATGTATATTATAATAAGTTAGTCATAAAGAAAAACCAACGTTATGAGTAAAAAAGAAGCAAGCACTAATGTTCAACAAGTTGATATAGACATTGATGAATTATTAGGAACAGGTGTTGATTCAGTTATGTTAGCTGATGAAACAGTAGATGATAAAAAAGAAAAGAATAGTCTTTTTTCACCTATGAACCCTGATTTATCGTTCCTTGACAAGCCGGAGCAAGAGCCGGCAAATGAAACTAAAGTAGATGATAAGTCTGATAAGGCAGATGAAAAATCAGAAGTTAAAGCTGAAGCTACAACTACTGAGACAACTGCTGAAACAGATGAAGCTGATGATTTTGATCCTTTATCACAACCTTCTGATAATTTAAATCTAGAAGAAGATGAAGAAGAAAAATCTAAAAAAACGGGTAGACCGTCAGCATTAGTTACTGCTACTAAAAAGCTTTTTGAAAAAGGTATATTAACTCCTTTTGTAAATGATAAAGGTGAAGAAGAAGATGTAAGTAATTATACTGCTGAAGATTTTGAAGAATTGATTTCTTCAAATTTAGAGCATAAGTATAAGAATGAGTTACCTCAACAATTCTTACAAGCTTTACCAGATGAATTACAAAGAGCTTATCAATATGTATCTGAAGGCGGAACAGACCTTAAAGGAATGTTCAAAGCATTATCAGCTTCTACGGAGATTAAAGAACTTGATCCTTCAAAAGAATCTCATCAAAAGCAAATCATTAGACAATACTTAAGTGCTACTAAATATGGTACACCAGAAGAAATTGAAGATGAATTATACGCATTAGAAGATAGAGGTGATTTAGAAAAGAAAGCTAATCAGTTTAAACCTAAGCTGGATAAAATGCAAGATGAGATTGTTAATCAAAGAGTTGCAAGACAGCAGGAAGAAACAAGACGTAGACAAGAAGCATCGCAGATGTATATTGACAGTATCTACACTACTTTAGAAAAAGGCGAGTTGAATGGAGTTAAATTAGATAATAAGACACAGAATATGTTATATCAAGGTCTTGTACAATCTAATCATCCTTCAATGAGTGGCAACGGTTATACAAACTTGTTAGGTTCATTATTAGAAAAGTACCAGTGGGGTACAGAAAAAGAAGCACCTAGACATGATTTAATAGCTGAAGCATTGTGGTTACTTAAAGATCCTGAAGATTATAAAAATAGATTAAGAGAAGGGATTGAAAAAGAAACACATGAAAAAACATTAAGAACACTAAAAACTACTGAACAGACTAGTAAGTCTGCAAGTAGTTATAATGAAAATGATAATGATACTACTAAAAGAAGAACTAGCAGAGGTATTCCTAAGCAAAGAAGAAATTTCTTTGGTAGATCATAAAGTTGTAAGTTTTAATTATTAATTATATATAAACCTGTTACAAATGAGTACACCAAGTTTTAACAATGGCTTGTTTTTAAGAGATACAGCGTATCAAGCAAGCTCACACGTTGATTCTTACCATTTAGCTAACATGCTAAAGGATGCAGAACCTATGGACATGGGACCAGTAGATATCTGGGCTATGACACAAAAGGTTGAAATGCCTCTTTATCAAATGTCAAGCTTTGGTGGTAAGAATGTAATTGAGGTAGAAAATATCAGAGGTGAGTACAAATGGCAAACTCCTATTTCTCAGGATTTACCGTACATCATTGATGATGTTGAACCTAAAAACCTTAGAAAAGGAGTTGACGGAACTACATTCAAGATTAAATTGAATAAGAGAGAGTTTGGTCACGGAGACATCATTACTTATGATAAGTATAACGGTGTCGAATTAATTATTTCTCCAGAAGAAGATATCTTACCTTTAGGTGATGGTTTCATCTACACTGTGAGTTTAGTTAATAACGACAACTACAAATACTTAGATAATAAGTTTTTGAAGTCTGGTACTAAATTCTTCAGAAAAGGTTCTGCTAGAGGTGAATACGGAGAAAGATTCTCTGATATTTCAACTAAATCAGGATATAGAGAGTTTTATAACTATGTAGGTGGAGCTGAAGCTCACGTACATTATTCTATCTCTTCTAGAGCTGATATGCAGATCAAAGGAGGTATGAATGCAGATGGTACAGTTCCTGTAACTGAGATCTGGAGAAACTTTGACAACTCTATGGACCCATCAGTATCTTCTATTGAAGACATGGTAGGGAAAATGGGTAAAGACTATGTTAAGAGAGCTATTGCTAACGGAGACTTATCAAGATCATTCTTGACTTCATTAGAGGCTGCACACTTGACTAAAATTGCTACTGATATTGAGACTTACTTAATGTGGGGTCACGGAGGTAGAGTTAGACAAGACGGTCCAGATGATATCAGATTATCTGTAGGTTTATGGAAGCAGTTAGAT